AGTTTTTCTCCAAGTGTTCTTGCTATGTTTGAGGGAGAAGGTAATTATCCACCTACTTCTGGAACAGTTATTCTGGGGCCAGAGAGCGGAGGCATTATGTCTGAAGGTGTAATACAAAATATAGATATTTTAAAAGCCAACGCCAGCCAGGGTTTAGCAGTAGCTAGGACAGATGTAGATAATTTAGTTCGTAGATTGCCTCTTTTAATGCGCACACCTGACGGTTGGGTATCAACATACGGTACAGAAGTTTTAAAAGTTTTAGCTGGAGCTGATACTTACATTATAAAAACAAATGATAATGGTCTAGAAGAAGTAAGAGTAAAAGGGCTACCTTCAGTACCGGTAGATTCATTAGGCCGTAAATGGGTGAGTTGGGTTAACACACCACAAACTAATCTTTCAGAAATGAATGTAGAAAATAAATTTGTTTTTGTAGGATTTACAGCTAAAGGCATTATGCCTCAAATTGCCACACCCGCAGGTTTGTTAGAACCGCATAAAATACAAGCTGCACTTGCAGAATCTATTTTGATACAAGATAGCCCCTATATCCCTGATTATGCACTTGCTTTAGAAATGTTAATCTTTTTGTTTTCTGTGGTGTTTGTTTGGCTTGCTTTGCATGTTTTTGGTATAACTGCTGGTATATCATTATTTGCCATAGTTTTTGTCTCTACGGCCTTCTATGGCGTTTATACAATACAAAATGGAGTATTGATTGATGTTACTTGGGCTTTAATATCTCAATTTATTAGTGCAAGTGTTGCTTTTTACCTTAGATTTAGAGAGCAATATAAATTAAGACAACAGATTAAAAAACAATTTGAGCATTATTTAGATCCAAGGCAAGTAAAAGCATTACAAAAAGATCCTGGATTATTAAAGTTAGGTGGTGAAAAAAAAAGATGTACCTTTTTGTTTACTGATGTTCGTGGATTTACTGCTATGAGTGAAAGTATGGAACCCGAACAAGTAACTAAAATTATGAATCAGGCACTAACAATTCAATCGGATGCCGTAAAAAAATATGGTGGAATGATAGACAAGTATATTGGCGATGCGATGTTTGCCATATTCAACGCTCCTTTGGACTTAGATAAACATGAGCAAGCAGCTGTTATGTGCGCTAAAGAAATACAAGATAACTTTAAATCCTCTGATGTTGGAGTTGAAATAGGTGTAGGAATTAACACTGGTGAAGCGGTCATAGGCAACTGTGGGTCATCTACTAGATTTGATTATACCGCTATTGGATCTGCCGTAAATATAGCCGCTAGATGCGAATCTAGTTGTAAGACTGTAGGCAAAGATTTAATAATTGCAGAGGAGACTGCAAAAAATTGTGGTTTTGAGCTAAAATCATTAAAACCAATAGAAGTTAAAGGTATTAGTAAACCTTTAAAAATATTTACTTTGGAGGACATATGAAAGCATTACTTAAAAACTTAGTCGGATCAGTAGCACCAACCTTGGGTACAGCGCTAGGAGGCCCTATGGGCGGCATGGCTGCAAATATGATTGCAGATGTGTTGGGTTGTAAAAACGAACCTAAAGAAATACAAAAAGCTTTAGATAATGCAACACCTGAACAGATGCTTGAGTTAAAAAAAGCTGAAGCTGATTTTGAGGTTAAGATGAAAGAGCTAGAGGTGGATGTATTTAAACTAGAAGTGCAAGATACACAAAACGCTAGACAAACTTTTTCTAAAGACTGGACAGCTAGAATCATAGGTATAGCTGTTGTTGGTGGATTTATGGGATATATATTCTTAGTGACCATTCAGCCTCCAGAACAGAACTCAGAAGCTTTAATAAATTTAGTATTAGGATATTTAGGCGGTTTAGCGTCAGCTATTATTAGTTTTTATTTCGGAGCATCCAACACACCAAAGGACGATTAGTATGAACATATCTGAAGAAGGTATATCTTTAATTAAAAACTACGAAGGATGTAAGCTAGAAGCTTATCAGGACTCCGTAGGAGTTTGGACAATTGGCTACGGACATACAAAAGATGTAAAAAATGGGGATCAAATCAACCAAGACGAAGCCGAACATTTGTTAAAAGAAGAAATGCCTGAGTATGAAGGTTATATTAACGATATGGTTAAGGTGCCGTTAGATCAATGTCAGTTTGATTCGTTAGTATGTTGGGTATATAACTTAGGACCAACTAATCTAAAAGAATCTACTTTATTGCGTATTCTTAATGAGGGAGATTATGGTGGCGTGCCTGAACAAATAAAACGTTGGAACAAAGCTGGTGGTGTTATCTTAGGTGGATTGGTTAAACGTAGAGAAGCTGAAGCTAATTTGTTTGAAGGTAAGGAATGGAGCAAGGTTTAAATGGCATTACAAAAAACAATATTCAGACCTGGTATTTATAGAGAAGGTACTGACTACGATAATGAAGGCGGTTGGTTTGATTGTAATCTAGTAAGGTTTAGAAAAGGAAGGCCAGAAAAGTTTGGAGGATGGAGTAAGCTTACAAGCAATACTTATTTAGGTACGGCTAGAGCCTTACATCCTTGGGTTTCTTTAGGGGGTACAAAATATCTTGGGATAGGTACTCATCTAAAATATTACATTGAAGCCGGTGGCGTTTTTAATGATATAACTCCTATAAGAAGCACTACTTCTGCTGGTGATGTAACATTTTCCGCAACTAATGGAGATGCAACAATTACAGTTGCAGATACAGCTCATGGAGCAGTACAAAATGACTTTGTAACTTTTTCTGGAGCATCTAGTTTAGGGGGAAATATAACAGCAACTGTTTTAAATCAAGAATATCAAATAGCAACTATAGTAAATGACAATAGCTATACAATAGAAGCAAAGGACACTTCAGGGACAACAGTTACTGCAAATGCATCTGACAGCGGTAATGGAGGATCCTCTGTTGTTGGAACTTATCAAATAAATGTGGGGTTAGACGTTTACGTTCCTGGTACAGGTTGGGGTATAGATGGGTGGGGAGCAGGGTCTTTTGGAAGCACAAGCGCTTTGGGTTTGACTAACCAATTAAGATTGTGGACACATGATAATTTTGGAGAAGATTTAATTATAAATGCAAGAGCAGGTGGTATTTATAAATGGGTAGAAAATAATGGAGTAGGTACAAGAGCGGTTGAGCTTTCCGGTATTACTGGTGCAAATCAAGTTCCAACCGTAGGTCTACAAGTCATTACTTCAGAAAAAGACAGGCACTTAATAATATTGGGTGCAGATCCTGTATCAGGCACTTCCAGAACAGGTACGGTTGATCCTATGTTTATAGCATTTAGCGATCAAGAGAATGAATTAGAATTTGAACCTACTAATACAAATACAGCAGGATCTCTTAGATTGTCTTCAGGATCTTCAATAATAGGAGCTGTCAAATCAAGACAAGAAATAATGATTTGGACTGATACCGCTCTTTATAGTATGCAATTTATTGGTCCTCCATTTACCTTTGGAGTTAATTTAATTAATGAAGGTATAGGTCTAGTTGGACCCAAAGCAGCTGTTACAGCTCCTCAAGGTATCTATTGGATGAGCTACAATAATTTTTATGTTTATAACGGTAGTGTTCAAACCATTCCTTGTACCGTTCACAATTATGTTTTTGGTGACATAAATTTAGGACAGTCTTTTAAATTTAATGCATTTACTATTGCAGATAAAAATGAGGTTGGATGGTTTTATTGTTCAGCTAATTCTACAGAAATAGATAGATACGTTATTTATAATTATATAGAAAACTTATGGATTTATGGATCTTTAACAAGAACAGCTTGGTTAGATTCAGGTATAGAAAATTATCCTAGAGCTGTAAATGGAGGTTACTTATATCAACAAGAAAAAGGATTTAATGATGATGGATCACCTATGGCTAATGTGTTTATAGAAAGTTCTGATTTTGATTTAGGTGATGGTGAACAATTTACTTTTATAAGAAGGATCATTCCAGATTTTAAGTTTTTACAAAATAACAACTCAGGTAATATAAATATAGTAGTTAAAACAAGAAACTTTCCTGGAGATTCTTTAACTACAAATTCTACAAATGCAATAACCGAAACAACTACACAAGCTTATGTCAGAGGTAGGGCTAGACAAATGGTTTTAAGATTTGAATCTGATGATGACGCAACGAATGATGGTAACTTGGATATTGGATGGAGATTAGGAGCTACTAGGATAGATACAAGGCCTGATGGCAAGAGATGAGCAAAATATTACAAACTCAGCTACCTATTGCTACAGGAGATGTTAGCCCAGAAACTTTCAACAGGTTAGTAAGAATATTAGAAATTAACTTAGGTGCTGTAGATCCAGATCAAACTAGACAAGTTAA